TCATGCTATTATCCATTGTTCATGGCCTCTGCAATTTTGGCATAGTTCACGGCCTTCATGCCGCCTTTGGTCTTGCCGACGGCTTCCGGCATGACCTTTTCCACGTCCTGCGCCATGACGCCGAGCTGCATAAGCCCCCCGCCAAGTCCGGTTTTCGGTTTGTACTTGAAGGAGTAGAATGGCAGTTCAGTCTCGCGTTCGACGCCGTTGGCATCCTCGCTGCCGAACTCGATTTCGCCGACCTTCTGAATATCCTCCTTCGCGCGACGATCCGACAGCATCCAGCCGCCTGTCAGGAGTGAGCCGCCGAGATCGAAAAGGCCACCAAGAAGCGAATTGTTGTTGGCCTGCTCCTGATTGTACTGGTTAAGCTGTGCCTGATATTGCTGGTTGATGAGGCCGGCGACATCGGTGCTGTTGATGCCGCTCTGAGGCGTGTTCTGGAATGAGGGATTGGCCTGCTGGCCTCCGGTCAGGAAGGTGGAAAGCTCGTTAAGAGCCTGCCCACGCTCGCCCAAAAGCGCGTTCTGCGCATTGGAGTACATCGCGCCCAGGAAGTTGTCGTAGGCATTCCCGCGCGCGGTCTGGAAGTCCTGGATTGCCTTGTCATAGGCAGCGGAGCCCAGCTTCAGCCCCTTGTTCGCCAGCTGCGTTTCAAGGGATGAGCGGTTCGTATCCCACTGCTTGTTGAAATCGTCGAGGTAGTTGTCCTGAATGTACCGGTCCAGCGCCGCGCGGGACAGGTCGACGGGAGAGTTGAACCGGCCGCTGTCAAGGATGCCCTGCGCCGAGGTGTTCAGGTCGCCACGAAGCCCAACCTGCTGATTATACAGCGCCTGCTGCTCCGGCGAAAGCGCCGTGGTGGCGGTGTACTGAGGAATGTCGTAGGTCTTGCCCGTGTACGGGTCTTTGTAGGTCGTGGAGCCCGTCACCTGATAGGTCAACGAGCCGTAAGGCGTGACCTGATTGGTGGAATTGAGGGCCTGCTGCGCGATAGCCGTGCCGATGTTCGTTCCGGTCTGCGCGGCTGCGGTCTGCTTCGGGTCCGGCGGCGGCGGGGCTTTGTCGTTACCACCCATAGGTCACCTCATCCATGACTTGGCATCATCGGGGAGCAACCCCCAAAGCACGCCATCAACGTCGTCGTAAAAGCGGCGCACCGTGGCTTCTCTCTGGAAGCCAAGGCGCGGCAAAATTTGGTTCATTCTGGTGTTGTCGGCACGAACAAGGGCGCTTATCCTCTTGCACCCTGCCTGCTTGAACGCGTAATCCCACGCTACGCGGCACGCGCCTTTTGAAACGGCGGCGCTCCCGGCAATGTGGATATGCACATCGTGGTCGGTCATGTCTTCAAAGACGTGGCCGCCGCATAGTTGGCCGCCGATTTCATACCCGATGGCCTGATAAGGCTCGCGGAACCTTCTTCGATTGACCCGTTCCGCTACCCATGCCGCGACTTCCTCGCGCCGATCCAGAACAAGCCTCATCCCAGCGTCGCGCCCGACTCGTAGAGCATATTCAGCGACAGGAACCGGCAGTCTGTGCTCATTCCGGTCCCGTCATCACCCGACGTGGCGAGGATGACCGGGGCAAGGTAATAGCCGACGCCAGACACGCCCAGCCATGACACAAACACGTCCGGCGGCTGCGACCAGACTGCGGAATCCCAAATGGCAGTATCCCAAAGGGATTGGTTGGTGAGCGTGGGCGACTGGTTTTCAGCCGCTAGGTCGGAAAGGTTGAAGTCTACGGCAATATTCATGCCAACCGTGTAGCCGCCTGAGCCCCGGAAAAAGCTCTGATAGTTTTTCACGTGCTTCAGATTGCCAGGAGCCTTCATGTAGGAGAAGGCAGGGATGGCTAGGCCGTTGATATTCTGGCCGAGGTCACTATTGCCACGCTCGAAAATCACGACCCGACCATCGGTCGAACCGTAATAGAGCGTGTTCTGCGCCAGCGCGAAGCTGGAAGCGTTCATGTTCGTGTAGCGCGCCCAAGCGCCCGTAAGGACGTTCATCACGTACTGTTCAGATGTGACATCTAGCGTGATCGGGACGTTCACAACCGCCATGTGAGCCGCCGGCCACGAAATGAGCTGCCAGCCTCGGAGAGACCCCGTGAGGGCATACTGCTCCGAAAACGCCTCACGGATATTGGACGAGAACGAACCCCGTTCCTGCGCCGCCAGATCAAGCTGGAAGGCGCGGGTAAGCGACACCACGCCATCGGAGCACAGCACCGCGATATCTGACCCGAGCTGCAACACGCAGCGGATGCCAATCGGCCGGGGGATGCGGAAAATGCCCTTGAGCGACCACGCATTCGCGTCTGCCGGGTCGGTGCCGATGTAGGTCACAACCTCGCCTTCCGACGAGATGAAAACCACATAATCATCCGGCCCGTAACCGGAATCGACCATCATGGCGGCACCAGCGATGATCGTGCCACCGAGTTTAAGATAGCCGCCTAGAGCGATCTTTTGCGCCGTCCCTTGGATCGAATCCGGGTCGAGGAACCACACGTCAGATGTGCCATCGAGGAAGAACAGCCGGTCTTTGTAGGCGAACACATAATTGATGTCAGAGGCGGTCACGCCCGTGATAGTCGGGGTTGTCCACGATGATCCGTCGTAAATCTGCGGGTCATCAACCCCGTTGACGAGATAGAGATATTGCCCCGCCGATGTGACATAGTTCAGGCCGATGTAATAGTCGCTGTTCTGGCCCGTGACAGCGGGAACCGTGATCGTGCCTCCCGCTGTTACATCGTAAATGTTTCCGGCCTGTGCCGCGAAAATCGTGGTTACGCCTCCCTGCTCATAAACCGCCACGGTCAAAACCGGGTCGGCACCGGGAAGGGAAGCGTGCTCGACAGAACCGGCGCGCAAGCGAATGTCACGCGCCTCGGGGAAAAAGTTGTCGAGAACGACCGCCGCTTCCTCGTCCATATTGGCGATGTTCTGATTTGTCACCCATCCCTTTGTGGGGGGATTGCGAACATAGGTCTTCGTGACCTGTCGTCCGCCGCCGCGCACGCCAACGCCGCCGCCTTTTGCTCGAATAGCCTGGCGCATTATGACGGGACCACAACTTGACCGGGCCACGTATAGGGCGGCGAGTCCGGGGTAAGGTAGCGACGGGTTGTAACCGGCTTCGTCGCGCGATCCGCCGCGATGCTGCGCTCAAGCTGAAGCTCAAAAGTGCGCATGTCCTCGGCGTAATCCAGCCCCTTGGACTGCTTCCATTGCCAGATGCAGCCGAGGCGGATCAGAATATCGGGGAACAGAGGGCTGTCGGTGTCCGCTGTGAAGAACGCCTTGCGCACGAGATCGGTACCGATCACATAGTAGGACGACGAATAATTGAAGCTGATATCGCCGCCGTTCGGGGAACCGATAACGTCGATGTTCTGATCAGCAAGGCGCCAGTAGCCGGGGAAGCGAATGCCTGGCGTGGACAGAAGCAGGTGCCACACGTCATCCGAACACGGGCCGTCCAAAGGCACGAGATAGGACGCCGAAGACCAGACAGAGGCATCCTGACGATAGCGGTTCCAGTCCTCGGGGATAGGAAAGGAGAAAGGACTGCTGACGGTCGTGAACTGCTGGACGCGGTAGAGGATTTGCCATTCGTGGCGGGACATCAAGTCCTCACCCACCATCTGCACGATTTCGAGCATTTGCGAGACTTGAGGGTCCGCATTGCCCACGACCGTACCGGGAATGTTGTTCAGAGGGAGGCGCTTCCACACCCTCTGAACAATGTCGAGCAGTTGCATGCGGGTCAGTCCCGGATCTTGGGCGGCCGCCCACGGCGCGGCGCCTCAGGCACCGTCAAATCGGCCGCGTCCAGTTCCGCCACGATATCGGCAGCGGTCACGGGGGCGTCGATCATTTCACGCGCCGCGCCAAAGCCCTCAGGCCCGAGAACATTGGCCTGCGCCGCGCGGGTCGACAGGCGCTGCTCAAGATCGCGCATGCGCTCCAGCATCTGGCGCTGCTGCTCGTCCTGCCGGGCCGCCTGAAGCGCCAGTTCGTCTTTGAGGCGCTGGTTTTCTGCCGCGATGGCCTGCACACTGGCATCGCCGGATGCGCGGGCAATCGTCGCCTTTGCCTTTTCTTTCAGCTGGGCATAGCCCATGCCCATGCGGGAAATCACCTCGTCCGAAAGTTCCGCGAGTTGCTCCACGGTGTGGATATGGAAGAACTCCATTTCCCGGACCTGAGAGGCAGTCACCGCCGGCCATTCCTTGATCGGCGTACCG